GTTCCCATAAATCTTTAGAGTAGTATCTGCCGTCTCCGTTTTTTACTTCGGCTGTAGCTAATATACCTTCAACCATCGGATTACCTGATGGGGCTCTCATACCTTCTGTTAGTTGAACAGGAGATACGTTGAATGGGATAGTTTCTATGAGTACCTGTCTCATATTATATTTCTTCTCCGTTTTCGTATGAAAAGGCAGTTGTGTCTGAATCGTACCAATCTGATACTTCATAGGAACCATCTTCTCGTTGGTTAACGTGTTGTACTACTCCTTCTCTTGATATTGCTTTAGCTAACTTTATAGCTTGTGCTAAAGATTCTTCGTTTGCCATGCCTCTTAAATCAGCTTGAGTTTCATAGTCGTAAGACTCATTTTTTAATTCTTCTCTAATAATAGAGCTGATGATAGAGCGGAGTTTGTTTTCATTCATTTTATTTTTAGAAACTTCAGCTTTAGCTAAATCATCTATTCTTCCTTTTTTAAATTGGATATTTTCGGTATTTAAAGATTCTTTAAACGTGTCGAGTTTATAGTCACTCATTTGTTTAAAATTATTTTTTCTATATTCTAAAGCTTTTAAAGCTTTACTTCTATAAGGCTCAGGCCATGATTTATAAACTTCTATTTTATCAGGAACATAATCTACTTCATATTTTATCCAATCAATTTCTTGATCATATGACTTTCTTACCCCGGATTTATTTTCTTTTAAATTACCATACCCACTTGATTTGTATTTGCCGGTTGGTGCTTTAGGTTCTTTAGATGTTTCTAAACCAATTCCTTTAACACCAAACATTCCGTTTTTAGCATAGTAATTAATATCTTGGGCCATATTTTTAGCTACAATTTTTTTCAATTCGTCTACAGTTTTATCAGCGTTTTTAGGATCATCCATTTCAGCTAAATACCCCATTAAAAATGATTGGCCATAAACATTGTCTCTTTCTTATCTTTAACACCCACAGCTTCTTTTATGTTTGTGTTAAAAATTTTAAACCAATCTGGTTTGTTTGGGTTTTGGGTTGCAATACCACCTACTGCTTCTGTTAGGATATTTTTACCCTTTAATATTTTAACAGTATCTTTAAAGGTACTGTTTACAGTAAGAAGTTCAGGGAATAAATGGCGAGCTTGTTTTAGGAAATGATCTTTATTTCCTTTACCCTCTGTAATTTCGATATATTGATTTTGTAATGTTTTCATGATTATAAATATTATGTGTATAAAATTACAGGTGCACTTAATGCTCCTAAACTACAAGAAGTTATAAATAAATTAATTGTTTCTCCTGCGGGAAGAGTAAATGAAGGACCTGTTCCTTCTATAACAATTCCGCTACCATCTAATCCCGCTCCATATTTAAATGCTGCAATTAAAGAACCAGTAGGGGAATTAATTGAGCCGGTTCCTAAGCTTTGAATACCAGCAAACGAACCAGTAGCGGATTGTCCTGCTGTTAATATTACTCCTCCAAAATTTACGGGTATATTTGCCATGTTATTGTTGTTTTGTATTGTCGTCGGGGGTGAATGAATTAATAATGTCGTCTAATAACTCGTTTGTTGAATCTGTTGAATAAACAACAGCATATGATTTAGGATTATTTTTATAATAATCTAAAGTTTTATTTCTTGCTTGTTGTAGTAATGGGATCAATTGATTTAACTTTTTTTCTAAAATATTAAATCCTTCTAAACGTTGGGCTAAAAATTTTCTTCTTTCAGGATCGGATACGTTCAAAGCATTTAAATAATCTTCTACTTCTATAGTTTCCCACAATTGTTTAACTTCAATACCTTTAGCTGCTTTATTTAAAGCAGGTTGGTTTACTAGTTTATATTTAAATGTTTTTACATAGGTATTGTCTGTTACTCCTTCAGAACCAGCTTTGGGACCAGGACCCATATTGGCTCCAGGACCTTCTTTAACCGGTTTATATCCTACTTGAGTGTATGCTCCATAATTTCCTTTTGTAGATTTTTTAAAAGCTCTAGGAGTTGCAGTATTTTCACCTGTAGTTCCGGATGTAAAACCAGAAGTACTAGATATAGTGTTTGTTTCTTTTAATTTATATTTTTACTTTCCCATGAATATTTTTAATTTCGTTTAAAAGTTCATAGTATTGTAATAAATTAATTAAATTATCGTCATTAACTTTATGTGATTTAGATAATGGGGTCAATAATTTAATTACTTCGTCTAATTTAATTTGAACCGCTTTATCTGCAATTTTAGGGGATAAAGTGGTTAATTTTGTTTTAAGTTCTTCAATTTTAGTGTTATAAAAATCTCTTAGTTTTGGGGTTGAATCTACAGAATTAACAAATTCTTTTAATATTATTTTTTGATCCTCATTCAATGATGAATATTTTTCATTAAATTTTTCTAAAAGAACTCTATATGCTAAAATACGAAGATCTTTATCGTATGATTGAAACTCTACAAGAACATCATCTTTAATTTTTTGTTTATCAATAGACTTAGACGTTAACGATTCTAGAATATTGATTTTATTTTCAATAAGTTGATCTGGATTGTTTATATTAGTATTATATAGTTCTAGCAAAGTATAGAGAGAAGCGTGTACTTTGTAATTGGGTAATTTGGTTTTAAAGAAATCCTCAATGTTGTAATGAGTGGAAATTTCTTTGATCAGATTATATTTTTGTCTTTTGATTGCTCCTCGGTTTAAACCCTTAGAAGTTTCTACAATAGAATTAATAACTATTTCAGCCTTGCCTTCTGTTAAGTTCCTATGCTTAGATAGGGTTTCATATAATTTATATTCTTTCCCTAGTTCGCTTTTAACAAAATATTTTTTTAAAATATTGATTGCCTTCGATTCTTTTCCAGATAATGTATCTGAGGTGATTTGTCGAACTAAAAGTTCAAATAAAATCCCCGTATTTTTTATCTTTGAGTGTCTTATGTTCATTAGCCTAGGCTTTTTGTTATAAATATATCAGAATATTTATTCCATTATATTATTTTCGTCTAAAAATGAAATTTCTTCATCTTTTTTGACTAAACTTGGAGATTTTACTAAACTTTCTATTAAACTTTTATTTTTAAGATATACTTGTTTTGCTTCTAGTGCTAATGGTGATCCACCTTTATATTGAGGGCGGATACTATCAGATTCATTATCGTCAAATTTTGCACCTCTGTTACCTAATCTGTCTTTTCCAAACGGGCTTTCTTGAGAATTTCTATCTGTAGATTTTTCTTCAGGACGACCTAATGGTACTTTTTCATCATATCCATCAGGTACTGAATTGTCCTCGTATCTGCTTCTACCATATAATGAGGCTAAATCGTGGGGAGTTCCATATGATTTTCCTGTTATTTTAGGGTCATTTCCTTCTTCAAATATTTGTGTATTTCTAAAGGCGCGTTTTTGGTCTTCAATAATTAAATCTCTATATTCTTCATATTGGTCTTCACTCAAGTGGAATATATTATCATAAATCCAGTCAGTAGGTAGTAACTTAGTTTCCATAATCTTTTGGGCTAAGTCTACTTTTTGGGTTAATAATGCTATTTTTTCTTGATCATAGATAATGGATGGTGTTGTTAAATCTAATTCAAAATTTGTTAATTCATCACCGCTATATCCTTGGGCATATAAATGCACTAATGCTATTTTATATAATTCAGATAGTATAATACGTTGGATTCTATCAATTGTACGAGCGAATCTAATATCTTCGGCAGCTAATGTTGCTTTACCTGTCAAATCTTTTTCGTATCCCATAAATGCTTTAGGCACTTTAAGGGCAGCAAATAATTTATCTCTTAAATATGTTACGTCTGTAATACCATCAAATTGTAAACCTTGAGCCGTGTCAATTTTAGTTACAGTGTCATTACCTCTTACAGGGATATAAAAATCCTCTAGTAAGTTTTGCATATTGTATTTTAGATTGTATTGACCGGTTTCGTGATCAATCAGCGGGGTACGTTTTAATGTTGAAATAGTTTTTTGCATGAAGTTTTCTACTTCAGCAGGAGGAATAGAACCAACGTTAATATAAAATATTCTTCTATCGGGGCTGCGAGATATTCTATTGATTAACATTGCGTCTTCCATTAGAATATATTGCTTAAATAGCCTACGGGCAGGCTCTAAATATGAACGACCATAAGGAAGATAGTTAACATCTGTTATTAATCTAAAATGGGCCATTTCATAGTTATCAAAGTAGATAGCATTTTGATCTTTTTCAAATGTATTAGGTACACCATAATATCCTGATCCACCTGAATAGAATCCTTCAGGAGAATATTTGAATCTTACAGCATTTGGGTGTTCGGGATCGTAATTTTCTTGTCTTTGAATATGATAAGCTGTATAAGGAATAACATTATATACTCCAAATTTTTCTGCTATTTCAAGTTTTAAGAAAAAATCGCCGTATTTATTCATTTGGCGAATCCAAGACCATAAATTAAACTCAATATTTAATACATCATAAAATAAATTATACAATATTTTTTGAATGTCTTCGTTTGAACTTCTGATTTGGAGTACTTCTCCCATATCGTTTTTTAAAGTACATTCATCAGATATAATATCTAAAGCAGAAGAAATAATAGCATCGTAATCCATAGTATCATAATCTGAGTAGATCATGGTACGAAGATATTGGTAGTTTATATTTAATTGTTGTCCAAATAAAGAGGTAGAGGATGGAGAATATAAACGATTATATCTATCCATTATAGAATTTGTTGCTACATCTCCTGTTGTTTGGATAGAGTCAACATCAATTACTTTTAATTGGTTTCCTCCTTGGTTGCGAATAATGACGTCTGTTGAAAATAGACGTTTTAATCGGGTGAATAAGCTAGTATCTGCCATTGTTTTTTATTATAAATATTATAGGAGCCAGTTAATGCTCTCTTGTCCGTATTTTGTATCCATTAAATATGGATTTGCTACTCTATTTGAGTTATATGCTCCAGCTGCTGTATTTTTTGTAATACTTCCAAGAGCGGCTCGGGTCATATCTAAACTTTGTTGTTGGAATTTCAATGAAGTATCACGTAAATACATTCCTATAGCAAATGACATTACTAAGTCATCGTTATACCCGGGTTGTGCTTCAGGTCTACCATTTTTCCAAACAAATACTCTCATTTCTTCAAGTAAACGTTTAGATTGTATTGTGACACTTTTATCTCCAATATATTCTCGCATTTTGTTTACTACAAGAGGACGAGTTCTTAACGACATAGTAAAACCAGGGGTCATACTTGAGTCTCCTTCGTAAACTTTTAAATATGATTCTGCAGTAAGTTGATCAGATTTAGGAGAATGATATAGATTTCTATAGCCTCTTTCTAAAATAGCATCTAAAGTAGCCCAACCAATTGTAGCATTTTCTACAACTAATAAGGCATTATTATATTCTGTGGCAATAGCAACTAACATATAGCCAAATTCTTTTGGGGTCATTTGACCTCTATATTCTGCTATTTGAGAATTTGTAGCAATATCAATCACGTGAAATGCAGAAAAATCTTTACCATCTCCTCTAGCTACGTCTGCCATAACCATATATTCTCTAGAGTAATCAGCAGATTCCCATATCCATAAGTTTTGATCTGCTCCCCTACGTTCCATTGGATCTTTAAGAGTAGTAGATTTAATAAAATCTATCCATTCACTATAAAATACTACATCACCTGAGGTGTTAAAATCGCAATCACATTCCTGAGCAGCCAATCTAGGGTCACCTAATAATTCATCTTGTCGTTTTCTCCATGATTCGTCTCGTTCAGGATGCACATACCAGGGCAATTTGATCGGTAAAAAATCATTATCTGCGTTTTCTGCTCTAACCCATGTTTGATGGAACCAGTTACCTGTTCCGTATGGTGTAGATAATACAATAGCTCCACCACCTGTTGCTAAGGTTTGTTGTGCTGAGGCCCATATCTCACCAATATTTTCAATGAATGCTGCTTCGTCAATTAATAGCAAAGATACTGCTTCTGATCTACCGGCATCGCTAGCGGCTGATGTTGCTTTAATAATTGATCCGTTACTTAAGCGCAATGAAAGTTTATTATTTTCGTCTGCTGCTACTTTTAACCATGAAGGTAAATTATCATACATGAATTTAACTTTGGTTACCATGTTTCGAGCAGTTTCTTGTTTCGTGGCAATACAAAGTACGTTTTTATCTTTATGAAAAGTCATTAACCATAAAGAATATCCGGCGGCTAATGTTGATATACCTAGCTGTCTTGATTTAAGTACGATAGAATATGGGTTGTCTTTCCAAAGTTTTAATACTTTATCTTGGAAAGGAAATAAATTAAATAATACTCTACCCCTTTGAGGATGTTGAATATTACAATACTTACGCATAAAATGGCCAGGATCAGTGGCACATTTTATGTATTCTTGTCTAAGTACTTCTTTTATATTTTGTTGTTCACTCATTTACCTAGTTTCCAAAGCAATTTGAACGAGCCTTGTGGGGTTAAATCTTGATTTATCCCTACACCCACACCAATTGCTTTACGTTTTTTGGTTCTATATATAATTTCACCACCAATATAACCAAGTTGCCTTGGACTTCCAACCACTCCTACACCAGCATACCATTCTCTATTATTGAGATAGATAGTTTTTTCAATTGTGATTTCAGGTATTTCCAAATTTGATTGAACCTTACGAGCGATAATGTAATTTTTTGTTATAGTGTCACTTATTACTATGTTACCAAACGTATCAACTTGAACTGTATCTTGATAAGCGTATTTGGAATAATAGTCTTTTAATATTTCACTAGTGTCTATTGATCTGTAGAATGAATCTGTTTCAAATTCAGGTACAGTGTCCACTCTGGTTCTCCATTTGGGAACATATACTGGGGTTTCAACTTTAACTGGGATTTTTTTAATTGTTGTTTTAATCTCTATTCGTTCCTCTTGGGTTTTATCAAGGGTGAGTAGATAAATTATAATACCAACTAATACAGCTATTATTGAATAATGTAGTATTTTAGTCTTCATCTTCTAGTTTGCTGAACTTAGTCTTAAGCTGGTTTTTGCGTTGAGTAAGTTCTTTCATTTTGGCTAAAAGCGTTTCTTCTTCTTTGGTTCTTTCTGTAGGTTTTTTAGCAACTATAGCTTTAATTTTACCGACATTGGCTTTAAGTTCCTTAGCAATTTTAGTAAATTCGGTTTGAGCTTTAGCTAAAGATTTTTCTTTTCTAATTTCAGCTTCTGTAGGTTCTTCTTCGGATTCAGATACGGGTTTAGCTTTAGGGTCAAAAGTAACACCTATTCCTTGATCAGCAAGTTTTTTAACAGTATCCTCATCACTTGTAACTGTTAATTCAGCTAAAATAATTTCTTTAATATATTGCTTTAATTCGGATTTTTTCATATCAGTTTTTCTTATAAATATTACGGAAATATGGTAGATATCACCTTTTCAACTCGTTCCTCAACAGAACCCGATA